CTTGACTTGTAGCTTTTTTCACTTATAGCAACTATTTTTTTTGTTTCAGCGTGTCGCTTAACTATATGCCAATTGCCGTTATATAACTCTGGTCTTGTCATTTTTTTAACTCCTTTAATACTTTACGGCTCGCTTGATATAATGCCCTAGCCTGAACATCTAGCCACGTTTCGTCAGCATTTGCCTTATCACTTAGCCCATATTTGCGTGTTCGGCTCTTAATCTCTGAAGGTGTTGCTAATCGCTCGGCTATTTGATCATCATAGATTAGCCAAGAACCTCCATAACTAGCCTGATCCCAATCACTAGCACCATTAAGCATATTTTCTTTTGTTGCTTTGAGGTTATTTTCTTTTAAAAACTCTCTTAATTCGTCGGCGTATTCTGCTACACCTTGAACCCATTTGCTTGTATTCATTATTTATACTCCTTTAATTTATACTTCCCACTCATTAAAAAGATTATTTATTTATTTTTAACTCCAACTGTTCAAGCCACCTCATAGCAACACCCTTGTAAGGTGTATAATTGCCGACTTGTTGCCAAAAAGATCCTGTATATTTCATAACGTAATAGTTATAATTGTTTTTATCGTAAAATAGTTTATACATTGTTGAATATCTCCTTAATAAAATATTATCCTACTTAATCCTGTTATATCATTAGTAAACACTTCACTATATATAACTTCATTATCTTGTTTAACTGATATTGACTTCATATTATTTATCCTTTACTTATGTTATTTATTTATTATGGTGGTTATTGTTAGAGGTTAGTTGCTTTATAATTGATTAGCTAACTTATTAACTTAATTTAACCTATATATAGTTTATCAAAATGAATATATATTGTCAATACTATTTTATAGATAATATATAAATAACTCTTTAACTTGTGGATAACTTATAAATATAATTGTACCTCTGTTATAACTAGTGGCGTGGTTATGTTGAACTAGTGAACCAGACTATTATTTAATACTACTTAATAAGAATATATATAATAACGAAAGATCCTTTTTTGTATAACAGTTTATTATTGCTACTACTGTTATTTATATACTGTATACTGTATACATATAATAAAAGAATATCTTTATATCTTTACTTGCTACTCTTAGTTATTGTCTTTACTTAAATAAAAAATAATTAAAATAAAAATAAAAATAAAACCAAACCAAGCTTAGTATATACAGTGGTATAAGGTAAATGAATTATTAGAAATAGAGATAAATACAATTCTACACAGACAGACAAAACTGTTTTAAATTAGGGAAAATTTTTTTTACTCTCATGTAAAGCCTGAAAATTCTTTTTTAGGACCTACGAAGTGGGGCAACTTGCTTAAGTATAATGTATAATGTATAATGTATATTATAAATGGGGTTGGGTATATGCCACAAATAACTGTCTATATAAAAAAAGAAGACATGCCAAGCTGGAAAGCTATTAAAAATAAGGCAGAGTGGATTAGATATTATCTTAATGGGGGAAAACATGAAGAAAAAACCTTACGGACAAAAAGTGTTGATACAACTGAGTCTATTAGACCTGTTATAAAACATACTGTTGTAAATATAGAAGACGCGCCAATAAAAAATATATCGGACGGCAAAGCCGTTAGTGTTAAGAGAACAATAGACCTTACTACTGTACTTACTAGAAAAAAGATTAAGACTTGTGAGCATGGAGCTGCCATAGGTTTATGTAAGTTTAACTGTAGGAGGGCTGTATGAAACTGAAGCTTGTAAGGCTGAAGAAGTGTTGTCTGCATAAACTTAGCTATGCTGAGTATTGTGTTAGATGTAGAGGGATTATCTAGTGAAAATCTTTGATGACTATGATGAGAACAAAGACTTGTTTGGTAAGGACGATTTCTTTGAGATTATTAGAAAGAAAGATATGCAGAATGCTAGACGCAAGGAGGATTACCTATCTCAAATATTTATTGGATGGCAGTGTCCTATTTGCTGGGAAATATATAACCCTCATATATTAAATTGTGTAAAGGAACATAAGTATGGCTCAAACAAAAGAACTAACAATACCCTACCATTTTGAACCTAGAACATACCAGATACCGTTCTGGTTAGCTATTCAAGATAAGCCTGTAGATAGAGCAGTGCTTGTATGGGCAAGGCGACATGGTAAAGACAAGACTATGATAAACGCACTTCTATTACAAATGCTTAAACGAGTTGCTAATTACTATTATGTATTCCCTGAGTTTAACCAAGGACGAAAAGCTTTGTGGGATAACTTAGACAGTTATGGGTTTAAGACTATGGACCATATACCACAAGAGCTTAGAAAGAGAACTGACCAACAGCAGATGAAGATTGAACTATATAACGGTTCTATCTTTCAGATTATAGGAGCTTCTGACATTGACCGTATAGTTGGTACTAACCCAGCAGGGATTGTGTTTAGTGAGTATTCACTTATGAGTCCAAACATTATTGGTTATCTATTACCGATTGTTGTTGAGAACAAAGGGTTCATGTGGTTTAACTTTACTCCACGAGGTGACAACCATGCGAGAACTTTATATCAGCAGGCAGTTAAGAATGGGTGGTTCGTTAGCTATGTAAATGCTAGAGATGCAGGACAATTTAGTGAACAAGAATTAGAAGAAATTAAAAAAGAATACAAGGGGTTATATGGTGATGAAAGACTTTTCAATCAAGAATTTATGTGCTCGTTTGATGAACCAATACAGGGATCATATTACGGAGATCTCATCTCGTTGGCTGAAGAAACCGACAGGATTACGGATGTTCATTATAGGAATGAACTTCCTGTTCATACTTATTGGGATCTTGGTGTTGGTGATGCTACTGGAATTTGGTTTGCTCAGTTTGTTGGTGATAAGGTTAATCTCATAGATTACTACGAGGGTAACGGTAAAGGACTTGACCACTACATAAAGGTATTACAAAACAAACCTTATGTGTACGGACAACACTTTGCACCACACGATATTAAAGTAAGGGAGTTTGGTTCTGGATTATCTAGAGTAGAAACAGCTAGAAACTTAGGTATAAACTTTAGAGTAGCACCTAAATTAAAAATAGAAGATGGTATAAACGCAACAAGAATATTACTTCAAAGGTGTTACTTTGATAAGAAAAAATGTGAAATAGGGCTTGCTTGCTTAAAAAATTACCATAGAAAGTATAATGAGGAAACTCGTGTTTACGATAATAAACCACTTCATGATTGGAGTTCTAATGGGGCTGATGCTTTCCGTTATCTTGCAGTATCTGTCAAACAAAACCAAGTAAGTAATTACAGCCCAACAGATGATATACCTGAGTACGCTAGGAGTGGGTTTAACTTTGGTAGTGCTGTTACAGACACTAGTAGGTTTACACAGCAAGATGACTTAGGTTTTGATAAAAATGGATTTTTAAGATGATTAAATATTTTAGTATGTTTAGTGGAATAGGAGGATTTGAAATTGGAATACAAAGAGCCTATGATGATGCAACAGGTAGGCGACAGAGCCAAGATGGGGGTGAGAGCTTGGAGCGTGACGAGAGTATGTCCATCCCTGCAAGCATCCCCTGGGAGCAAATACCCCTATGTATTGGTTACTCCGAAATTGATAAATACGCAATTAAAGTCTACGAAAGGAACTTCAATGGACACACAAACTACAAAGATGCAACAAAAATTAACCCAGAAGAACTCCCAGATTTTGACCTTCTTGTCGGAGGATTTCCTTGCCAAGCTTTCAGCATTGCTGGAAAAAGAAAAGGATTTGAAGACACCAGAGGCACACTCTTCTTTGATATCGCTAGAATTCTTGCAGAAAAAAAACCCAAACATCTGGTTCTTGAAAATGTCAAAGGTCTACTTAGTCACGACCAAGGAAGAACTTTCCAGACAATCATTGGGGTTCTCTCCGACTTGGGGTATGGAGTTGAATGGCAGGTACTTAACAGCAAAGACTTCGGAGTTCCCCAAAACAGGGAAAGGGTCATCATTGTCGGACATCTTGGAAACGAATGTGGACGAAAAGTATTTCCTATCACCAACGGCAGTAAAAGCCATCTTAAATACAGCGGGGGAGTCATTTCGTCTAGAGAAAAATGGCTTGAGGACGGCAACAACAACTCAAGGAACTTCTCGCAAGGACAACGGATTTACTCCACAGAGGGCATAAGCCAAACCCTTGCAGGACAGGCAGGAGGTCAGGGTGGTAAAACTGGTTTATATGAAATTGCAGATACTCGTATACGCAGACTCACGCCTAAAGTAGCTATACAAGAAGCAACTAAAAAAGGATATGCAGAAGCAACAGTAGGACAAGCTATAAATCTATCTCAACCAAATAGTAAAACAAGACGAGGTAGAGTATCAGATATTGCTCAAACAATAGATACAGGTATGCAACAACATACACTTACAGAAGAAGCTCGTATACGCAGACTCACACCTAAAGAATGTGAACGCCTACAAGGATTTCCAGATGATTGGACTAAGTATGGTGAAGATGAACACGGAATGAGAGTAGATATCAGCGACACACAACGATACAAAATGTGTGGTAACGCAGTAACTACAAACGTAATACAAGCAGTAATAACAAACTTAATAAAATGTATGGAGGAAATATGACAGTAGAAGATATAAAAGAACTATGCCCAAAGGCAGAGAACATAGCAATACTAAATGGAATAGTATCTATGAAAGTCGGTGAGTTTGCTAAGTCAGAAAGTATGTGGGTTAATAAATCACCTATGGAAAACAAAGCTAAGATCACTAGACTTTACCAAGAACTATTAACTATGAATAGAAACCTTAATGACGATATTAATAGACAACTGAACAAAAACCTTGCAGCCAATACCCAGCAGTATAAGAACGACCTATATGGTAAATAGTATATGGCACAGCAAGACTTTTGGACACTGTGGGCTAATGTCGGAAAAGAACTTATAGAGCACGGACAAGAAGTACAATTCGGACATTCATTACTTGAAGTTAAATACATGGAGGGCGTACCTAAAGTAATTATTTTAAGTAAGTCTATTAAGCGTAAATTTCCTAGTGACGATATAGCTAAAATGAGCGTTGCACAAGAGATGGAAACTACCGAGAAAGCTAACTATACTGGTGCTAGAACATTCACCATTACTTACGACAAAGGACACATATCTCACATTCTGCTTGACGAATACACCAACAAATTGTTATAATGTGTTTTAAGTAGTGAGCCTAGGCAAAGCAGCTACTCTGATTAACTTAATTGGAGTATGCTTTGGACGCAAAAAAAGAGCCACATCTATTAAACGAAAAAAAACGAGAAAAGGGTGCAGACTATGACACCGTTATTCAAGATCTAGAAGAGAACGACAGAACTATCGGTGGTGACCTCCGACTCCGTGGTATGTTGGCTTCTCAATTCCAAACAGCACAAAACGCCCTTAGATACATGTCCTTAGACTGGGACGAATATGAAGACCTCTTATTCGTTCAAAGCAGAACTCCAGACAACTCTAAGATTAGACTTAGTGAAGGTAGCCTATCTACCATTGTTATAGAACGAGCTGGACGAGTTATGTCTAAGTTACCAAGAGGAACTGTTCACGCATTTGGTTTACAAAATCAAGGTAAAGGTCAGTTAATGGACTTACTTCTTGAAAAGTGGATATACCCTAACGCTAATTACCAATACGACCTAGAAACTAAACTATTTATGTGGGATATGTACTCAAATGTATATGGTACTATGCCAATGTGTTATGACTGGACATACACACAAAACTATACAGGACCAGACTGCTGGTTAGTGCCAATTAGAAACTTTTTCCCACAACAAGGTAGATTCTCTATGCACAACTGTGACTATGTGTTTATTTCCAATTATATCAGCCGTGATTACTTAGAAGACCTAGTAGAGAATAATGTAACTGATTACGACCTAGACGCTATTGCACAGGTATTAGAGAAGACTAAACAAGGTAAGACACGACCTAAGAGCTATGATGACTACTTGCGACACAACCCTATGTTCCAATACAGAAGACGAGCTGTATTTACTGACACAGGTGAAATAGAAGTTGTTACTAAGTACGAAGCTGGTGATGACGGACGCTGGATAGATTTCCTACCTGACTTTGGTAATTTAGTTATTAGAAACATTCCTAACCCACATCAGAACGGTAAAATACCTGTAGTGTTGAAATACGCTATGCCGACACTAGACTCTGTTATTGGTTTAGGTGACATGGAAAAGGGACGATATGCTCAGTACGCTATTGACACTGTTACAAACCTACTTGTTGATGGTATTAAGCTTAGAACCTACCCACCAATCAAGGTATTAAACGGTAATGTAGTCATGCCAACTGTTAGATTCCAACCTGGAGCTAAATGGCTCGTATCTAACCCTAACGATATTAGTCACCACCAGTTCCCAGATGTAGATGGCAACAACAATCTCACATTCCAAATGCTTCAGGGCATAATGAGTAACATAACAGGTCAAACTACCACGAGAGCTAGTGGTGAATCCAATACACCAACTGAAGGTAAAACTCCACAAGCTATTAAAGCTCAGAACGCTAGCCAGTCTACTAGGGACGATATTGACTCTAAGTTTATGGACAAATCTATTGAAGAGCTATTTAACGGTATGATTAGCCTAATAAATGATGTAGAGCATGACGAACCTATAGAACTTTACATGTTTAATGACGAAATTGCTGAAATTGCAGCTAGTTACCCTGACATTAAGGACGCAGTTAAGATTTCTCCAAACGGAAAAACTGCAAAAATCACTATTAAACCATCAAGAATCAAGAATGAAAAGGGTTACATCTACAAAATTAACCCACGATCTACCTACATGGACGATTTGGACGCTCAACACGAGCAATTACTAGAGATTCACAACACATTAATGTCAAATCCTGGTGTAATGGACGACCAACTAGCAAAAAATGGCATGGCATTTGACTACGGTGAGTACTATAAGGAGCTTTTGATGACTGGTGGACTACGAGATGTTAAGAAATTACTCCGAAACATGACTCCACAGCAACAACAGTCTTACCAACAGCAAAAAGGACTTGAACAACAGCGAACTATGCAAGAACGCATGGACATTAAAGACCTACCACCTGCAGCAGCAGCTCAAATGGCTAACCGAGCAGGACTACAAGTACAACCTCAAGATTTTATGCAGAATCAGATTCAAAAGATGGCACTTGAAACACAGAGCAAGGTTGAAGTTGCACAAGCTAAGAATGGCGAACCTGTAAGCCCTATGACGCAACAAAGCGCTATGAATGGTATGCAACAGCCTCAAGAGCAGAACGAAGGTCCTATGGGGCTTCCTATGCCTCAGACAGGTTATACAGTGCCAGGTAGTCCAGAACCTGAGATGGGAAATATTAATATAGGTAATCCTGATATTGCACAAGCGATTGCACACATTAGGAGTACACACGGAAGGCTATAATGGATAAAGGAAAAGCAGCTATCAGGGGAAGCATGCGAGTATCATTTGATGATAATCTTTTCACCCCACCAGAAGTAGTAGAAAACCAAGACATAGAGCAAGAGGAGAATGAAATAATTAACCTCTATGCTTCATTAGCAGAACACCCAGGCTGGGTACAAATTAGGCAAGACTTTGAGGCTACAATTAAAGCTTATCGGTCAGGCAAAACCTTGCAACAAGCAATACCTACAAAGTCACTAGAGGAAATCGGACGACTCACTATAACTACAAATGCTATAGCAGATGAGTTAGAAAAAATAATCCTAACTGTTGAAACTGCCGTTGCTCAGGTAGAGGAGAAAATTAAAAATGGACGACAAAGTCAAAGAGTTTAGAAAGGCGATAGAAGATGCACAACCAGCTAAATTTCCAGATTTTACAAAAATTAGGAACAACCTTAAAAGTGAAGCTAGGAATAATGTATTTCACTCGCCTATTCAGCAAGGTCCAATCCTTATTTGTAGGAGTTGTACGACACAGCACACGATTGCTTATGTTGGTATGGACAAAATTCTTGTCGGTGTTAAAGAGAATGGAGAGCCTATTTTAGAGCCACGAAAGATGTAAACCGATACCTGCTCACCCAAAATAGATGGGCAGGTATTGGGGGACATCACCCCCAGGTGACGCACGAACCTATAACAAGTGTGATTAGAAAGGAGCAGCCATGGCTGATTCAGAACAGACGCAAAACACCACCCCTGCTGGTGGGACATCAGATTCGTCATCAGATGTAAGTTCAAATGCAGGTGGTGAAGCACTACAACCAACTAACTCCGTTGAGGTCGTAAACGGAAATGTTGAGGACAATGGTAATTCCGAGCAGAGTGATGCTGCTAACGGTGCAGATAGTAGTGATGGAACACGACAAAGACCTTCTCGTGCTGAAAGGCGCATAAGTGAATTAACAAAAACAATAAAGGATTTAGAAAAACAATTGCAACAGCCGAACCAGCTTTACAACGAGCTTACAAAATCTCCTGTAAACAATTCAAATGTTCAGTTGCCTGACTATTCTAACTTAACTGAAATAACTCCTGACCAAATTCGTCAAGATATTATCTCAGCAGCAAGTCAGATAGTAGACCTGAAAATGCAAACGACTGCACAAGTCTTGGAGAGTAACCTCACTCGTTCTCAAGCGATTGAAAAACGAGCGCTGGAAATAGAAAAGGCTGAAGCTAAATATGCTGTTTTAAATCCAAACAGTGAAGACTATGATGAGGATTTAGTTCATGAAATCACTGATTCATACAGTGAAATTTTTGCAAAAGATCCAACAGTTAGTTTCACAAAATTCATTCAACCTCTTACGCGAGTATTGGATTCAATGTCAAACACAAATCCGAAAGGAACGAGCAATCCAGAAGTATCATCTAAAGGTAAATCTGCTATCAAACCTACTAACTCACCATCAAAGAGTCAGAAGCCGTTTGAACAGATGTCTACCAAAGAGATGGAACAATACTTCGCTTCAAAGAGAGTTCGTTAAAAAATAAAGGTATAAATCAATGGCAATTAACACTACAGCCTCCTCAGGTGGTTCACCAAGTACTGCAGGTGCATTATCTAACGAAGTAGCCGTTTACTACGAACGACGCTTCCTAGAAAGAGCACGAGCTATGCTTGTACACCAAGAAGGTGCACAGTTGAGAGCTTTAGAAGGAAATGCTGGAAAACAGGTTATCTTTAACCGATTCAGCCCTCTAAGTCTTGCTACTACAGCTTTAACAGAAGGTTCAAACCCTGCTGCAGTTGGACTAGTAGACTCTCAAGTAACTGTTACTCTAGCAGAATACGGAAACTCAATTCAGGTTTCTAGACTTCTAGGTACAGTAGACATTGATGACCGTGACAAAGAAAAAATTGATGTTGTAGCTCAGAACATGGGTGAAACTTTAGACTACCTAGTAGCAACTGCTTTACAAAGTGGTGCAACTACTCTAACTATTAACTCATCTACAGCTAACACTAACGGTAGCATTACTGCTGCTGCAGTGGCACAAGGTGTAGCTCAACTTAAGAGCAACAAGGCATTAATGTATGACGGTACTTTTGGATGGATCGGTAAGATTCAACCACAGACTGAATATGACTTAATCCTAACTACAACTTGGCAGAACGCTGCTGCTTACTCCAATGTACA